CTGCCACTCCAGCAGCCTTGCCGTTGGGAACCTTAAAATAAACACACTTACCGTATGCGGAATTAAAGTATGATTCTACTGCACTTGCAGCAGCAGACATACCACTTGTTTCTTCTGTCTCACGTTTATCTTCAAAACGTAAGTTCAACCCTACACTTAGAGCTAACTCTGGGGTGCAGGGTTGTATATACTTACCTTCGTACATGTCTTCTTGGGTTATAAATGCCGTCCCAGGAACCTGAGATTATAGCAGTGGAAAATGGATCTGGTATTTTTATTTGTAATTTATATTTATCGTTTTTCTTTTGAACAGGTATTCTAACAGACTTGTTTAGGTGTGAAGGTGGTGTACCAGCATTAGCTAAACCTGTATACATACCTGATTCATATTGAATGTAATCATCAAACTCTTTAGTAACAGTACCAGAAGAATCAGTATAAGAATTTTTAGCTGTTAGATGAAATTCCATTGGACCTGATACACCTAATTGAAGGTTGATACCAGATACTCTCAAGGAACCATCTACATCAAATTTCTGTGCTTCAATTTGGAAATAATAGTTAGGTAATTCAACAGTACTTGTATAACCATAACCTACAGCAACTTCCCATCCAGTCATATTGATACCATTAAAGGTTGCACTATTGGTACCTACAGAATCTGCTTTAACAACTAATCCTGCCTGATTACCATTCAAACCTATTGCATAGAAATTAGTAGCACCACTAGGATTATATCCATCAGCTGCGTTTGTAGTAAAAGTTAGGACAGTTTTCTCAGGGGCTGTTGTAGTCTGAGCAGTATAAGTAATAGTACTAGGGATAAGCATGTTATCTAAACAAGCTTCAAACCATCTAGCTGTATAAAGTGGTTTACCTACATTTGCTTCTACACCACCAACAGTATAACTTCTTGTTGCTGTAGCATCTGTTACATACTCGTGTCTACATAACATAAAGTCACTACCTTGTTTAGTGACTACATAGAAATCACCAGCAGTATAAACCATGTGCTGCATAGTACCTGTTAAAGTCCAACTGTACCAAGCAGACTGATCTCTCCTATCGCCTGAATCAAAATATTTATAATGGAAAAGCTTATCTGAATTTTTCTCACCGAAAGTAACAATACCTAATGCAGTAGAGTTAGCTGATAACGTAACAGCTTTAGGTAAATATTCTGGAACAACTCTAGTTTGTTCTAGGATTTTAGGTGGGACATCATCATCCATGATAGTTGCTTCATATGCTCTAGTATATGCGGATACATTAGAAGTAAACATAACTGATGTACCCATGTCTCTAGGTTGTAAAGAGGCATCACATTCATAACTAGCTATCTTTTTTAAGCGTGCAGTTTTAGGACTAAATATATCCGATTCAGTAAATAACAGGAACTGACCGTTATCACTAAACATTAAGACCCCTTTTTGTACTGGAAGTACATGATTAATAAAAGCGGGTTTAATATCTGATACTGTAATATCAATAGGATTATCATCACTTGTAGATATAGCAGACACAGCAAAGAAATTAAAGTAATCTCCAGGACGACTCATAATTACCTGCTCTTCTGCAACAAGCCCTAATCTATTTCTATGGAAAAATATTTTCTGGATTTCTTTACCATTAAAACTAGGTAATACATTAGTTACATCATCACCTATTTCTCTGTATTTCCAGTAGTTATCATTATTATCAGCAGTAGCTGTAGCTTCATCTAACCTTTTAAATGTAAACGTACCGTTACGGTTATTAACTAAAGCATGTGGCATTTTATCAGGGTCTAAACCTTTTATCATAGGGTCACTACCTGATGAGAAGTTATGAGGTCGTACACATTCTTCCCATCTACCACTACCATGTGTACCGTTATCAGCTAAAAATTTAACATAGTAATTATCTGAATCTACGTTTTCACTGTTAGATACTTGAGCAATATAACCATGCTTACACTGTGCTGGTAATCTAGTAACATCTGTAGCAGTATTACCTATGACACTCATCATGTCATTCACAGCACCTCCTAAAAAGTTTACTGTAGGAGCAGCACTACCATAAAGATATAGACCATTACCTATAATTTCAGCTGTAACATTCGTTAAGTTAGCATTAATAGAAGTAAACATAGCTTTTAAAATTGCTGTCATACTAAGCTTACCTTTATCAGGATTCTTAGGACTACGATAAAAAGCTATACTAGACACACCTTCGTATGTATCTACTTTTTCAACTGCGTCTACATTAATTCTATAGTTAACACCTTCAATAGTTATATCATGGAATTTAGCTAAAGCTGTGGATTCGCTAGTGGTCTTGATAAGACCCCCATCTTTTAAAGTTACTTGTGCAGTATATCTAACTCTATAGTTTTGTGTATAACCTAAGAAATCAGAAGTTTCTGTACCTGTACCGTCATAATTAGCTGTATTACTTTCAACATAACTAGCAGCATTAACTGTGACATGTCCTTCTACATCTTCACAAGCTGAATCACTAAATGAGAATTGAGCTAAACCAGCATACTTACCGTTTTTATCAGCATCATCCCATGTATTACCAGTCTCATTATTACCACTAGGAGAGTTAGTTTTTTTAGTTACACTTAAAGCTGTTACTCTGTAATAACCATTAGGTGAAGGAGCCGTGGCCCCTGTGTACATTACATACTCAGTGTTATAAGCTATAGTATCTAACCTAGCAAAAGCGTAGTCCCCATTGTTGAGAGGACTGTGAGTGACACCAGTTGTACCAACCGTTTGTTGCGGGTTAGCGATAATCGTAGTATCCTGTATTGTCTGTGTAGCATAAGGTTTTGTTGTCCCTGTTTGTTGCATGTAATCAAACAAAGCATCACCGTTAGAATTGGTGAGAGTTTGCTCGACTCCAGTTAAAAGGTTCCAAACTCTAATAGGTTTGGTCCCACTGTAACTAGCCAAAGCTGTCATCTGTGCTAAATATTTCTCATCCCCATCTCTGATTAATTCATACCAATAACCATTATCATTAGCATTAGTAAGTGTTTTAACAAATTCTCCTGCAGGACGCTTTATTAATCCAAAAGTAACATCAGGTACAGCATTATCACATACTCTTAGCTGTCCAGGGAATTTAATTGTGTCGGGCTGTTGCGATACTCCTCCTAGAAAGTTAGGAATACGTTGATTAATTGCTGCCATTACCTTCTTTGTAAAACTTTATATGGTCGGTAAACTGCACTAGAATTAGTTCTACCTTCTTGGTTATTGAAGATATTATATTCACCTTGGTTGGTGTCATATTCTAATGCTACTGCTCTTGCTTGAGCCTCATCTGCTGAGATAAGCTCTGAAGATTCAACATTGTTTACCATGCGGTTAGAAGCGATCCTCGAAGCTCTGACGGTTATATAGTCTTGGAATACCTGTGGGATGTCACCAAATTCTATCATCCATATTATATCAACATAGATTTTACCACCAGATGTATTTGTGAATTTATAAGTATGGTCGTGTAGATCATATAATTTCTGAACACCGTTATCAGTTTTCCTGATAGTATCAAATGCATCTGGGTGTCGGAATCTATTAAGATCTATCTGTAAAACATTAGCAGGTATTACAACCTCATTGTTTGTATTTAAAGTAATAGGATATTGTGTTTCAGTATTGAATTTCCAGCCTTCTGATAATATCTCACGGCAGACTTGCTGCAGAGTTTTCTGTGCAATGACCACTTCAGGGCTTTGTACATTTAAAGTATTAACAGGTGACTCTCCAACACTCATCAATATAGAGTTGACTGCATCCAGTTCGGTGGACGCTCCATATGATACTGTCATAAGAATAAAAAAAGGGGCCGAAGCCCCTGTATAAATGTTTAAATTAGTTGCTGTTTGCTGGGTATGTATTACCAAACACTGCTGGCTTAGTAGTTGTACCTGCATATAGCTCAACACAAGCTGCTGGGTTCAAGAAGTCGGCTCCCATAGCGAGTCTTCCAAGGATTACATCACCTTGATAGATTACGTTTATGTCTCCGTTTGTTACTTGAACTGATGGTCCCATTGCTTCTACCACACCTGCTGCTTCCTTCTGGAATATAAGTCCACAAGAGTTTGCAAAGTTAGATGTGTTACCGTAGTTGTTGTTGATACCTGCAACTGATGCACGGCCATCTTCAATTCCTACATCCACGAATGATCCTGTGTTTCCAGGATTTAGTGTAGCTGGGTCAGTACCTGCTGTTGG